CCACCTGTAAGACCTGTGCCTGTAGCAACATTACTTACATAAGTGATTTCTGAATTATCTACTTTTTGCCAAACTGTGCCATTAAATACAGCCCAGTCACCTGCTTGCCAATCAGTGATACCATTAAGATTGGTTGTACCTGCAACAGACACTACATAGTAATAACCTTTAGTGCCAACACTAGAAGTTAAGGTAGGATTGTTAGTGAGTGCATCCCAGGTGCCTTGATATACAAGAGCTCCTGAAACTCCACCACCACCTGCAACTTTTAACATAGTGTCTCCTTATAAACCGTCGCCAGGCGTTATATATACATTTGCAGTTCCGCTTGATGTAATTCCTGTAAAATAAGCATTGGGTACAAAACTTAAAATTTCATCTGTGTTTGGTAAAATAGGTAAGCTTTTTTGTGTTGTTGAAACAATAATAGCGTTATTAGTTGCGTCACTTGAAGTAGAGCCATAACCTAAGAATACAGTCACAGTACCTGTATTAATAATACGATATTGATTTCCACCTAAAGTTGTTGATGGTACTTGAACAGGTGTAGGCGCAGTACTAGCAGCTAAAAAAGTTACTGTATTTCCTAATTGAGTGAACGCATTAATTCCCATATTATTCCTCGTCTGCTGGTTCTGGCGTATTGCCTTCGCTTACCCATTTAATGTAGGCTTGGTAGTCTGTGTTATCTGGGTCAAAGGGAATATTGAGCGTATTTTCTCCGTCAATCTTAGCCACCCAAGTTGGTTGTTTGTCAATTCTAATACTTTGTAGTTTATATTGTGTTGTCATAATTAAAGTTCCGCACTAGCTATAAAAGTTACATCTGCTTCAAACATATACGAGTTGGTTGCTGTTGGTGTTGAGTTACCAGCATTTCTTGCTTGAGACCACCCAAACGTATCTGTAGTAGGGTTCAAAGGTATAAATATGTTTGTTGTTGAAGCAGAATAAAGGGCTACACCTGGCTGTACCCAGGTTCCAGCGCTTGATGTGACATTCGGCATTGATGGAGTAGCCCGTTTTGTAACAGCAAATTTTGGTCCTGACCCATAAAAAGTTCCTATAGTACTGTACATACCAAGGATAGCATATGAGAATGAAGAAATTTTTTCATAATACCTCTGACAATTAGCCAATTCCTGACCATAAAGTCTGCGTTCAAACGGTGTTGCTGATGAGCCTATTTCTAGTTGGACACCTGTGACATACCATGTAGCTCCGTTAGTTCCTACGACTGATGTTGCACCTGTGGCTGAAATATATTGTGTAGCTGCCCATGAACCTGCTGTACCTGATTTAGTAGTTCCAACACCAAGTCCAAATACCACAAGCATACCTATTCCGCTCGTAGTAAGCCATGTACCAGAAGTGTCTCCTGCAACAGTTACTGAAATAGTAGTCCATGTATTTGCTGAAGAAATTGTATAAGTAAATGGATAACTTCTATCCCAAGCTGAATTAGCTAAAACGCCACCAAAAGTTCCTGTTAGTGAACTATATACTTGAAAAGATAATGTAACAGTTTTAGCATTAGCAGTTCCCCAAGCTAAATCGCTTGTATTTAATCCTTCAATAGGTTGTGCTAAACAAAAATAATCACTAGATGTAACAGAATAAGCTGAAGATGATGTTATTTTTAAACTATTTGTAAATCCAACAGCTGCTGTAGTTGATTGTTGTGCTGTCATTTTAGAAGATTGGCTTGTATATGTTTTCCATCTATCTAAACTAAAAACTTGGTCATTAGCAGTAACACTAGCACCAGCATTTCTTTGGTCTATCCTCATATCACCATTTATAATACGGTTCTTTAGCACATAAGGTGATGCTGCAGCTCCTTGTAAGCTACCATCATTAAAGCTTGCACCATTGGTGCCGTCTAGTATCATGCTCATTCTGTCACTCCTAATCTATTAGCATTAGCTTCTAATTGTGCTTGATATGCAGCAATCACTTCTGGAGTATGTGTTACCTTGCATATATCTTGCACTTGTTGTTCTTGTGTAGAGTAATCTTCGCCTGGAGTTATACACCATCTATGGAATGTGCGAGAAATTTGATTGCCATTTTCTGTAATAATAGTAGCTTGGCGAACTTGTACAGTTCCATTTTCTATTACTTCTATTCTATCTATTTTAATTTCTTTTTCTAATGACATTTTTTTTCCTTAATTATGCTGTTGCTATGTATGTGCCTGTAACAATAAAGTCACTTGTATTAAGACATTGAGTATTTCCAAAAACTCCAACACTTCCTGTTTGTGAAAAATACCAAGATGTAGTATTAGTAGTTGGAGTAATAAACACCATATATGACCCAGAAGTGCCTGATGCAGAGCCAACATATACAGATAAAGCTGAATATGAATCAGCTCCAGATTGAGCTGTAAATGGAAGATTTATTATTTGCATACCACCAGTTGAACTTCCTTTGCTTGATAAGAATACATACGCTGTTACATGAACCATATTTCCTATTTTAGTATAATATCCAACTCTTGATGAGTATGTAATTCCAGTAGAACCTCCACCAAAAGTTAATGATGGAGTGAATGTGCCTTGCTCATAATCATCTAAACAATTAGCATCTGCACTAGCTACTTGTGTAGCTGGGAATTGAATACCATTAACAGAAGCAATACCACTTGTATTTGTAGTCAACACTGTACCATTAGACGTAGGTAAAGTAAGTACAGTCGTGCCAGCTACGTTAGGCGCATCCAATGTTATTGTGCCACTTGTGTTTCCAGCAATAATTACGCTAGACATTATTTAGCCTCCAATGCTGTTACTCTTGCTTTTAAGTCGTTGATGATGGTTTGTTGTTCTTGCACAGTTTTTACTAGTAACCATGTTATTTCTGTTGCATCAAACTTTTTAATTTCTGTATCTTCTTCGTCATCTGCATTTAGTTTGGCATCATAAGTTTCAACAGTATTAGGTAAAACTGTCATTACTTCGTCAGCAACAACACCTAATCCTTTCATGCCTTCAGTTGTTCCACCTTTGCCATTATATTCCCATTCTCTGACACGAACTTGCATTAGTTCAGTAGTGCCTTTTGTGTAATCACGAATGTTATGTTTAAGGCGTTGGTCAGATGGATTAGACCAAGTTGTTCCTGTAGATTTTTGTGCTGTAGAGCCTGCAATAAGCAATCCACCACTAGTTGTAAATTGAACTTTAGGATAGAATGTAGTTGAATTTGCAGAAACATTTCCAGTTCCTAAACTTCCACTAGAATTATCGTTAAGAAAAGTTAAGTTAAATCCGCCTAAAGTTGATGTCCAACATGCTGTTGCAATATCTCCAAACCATGAAATAGCAGCATTTCCTGAACTTGCTCTATTAATAATTCCAGCACTTACATCTAGTTTTGCTGCTGGAGTTGTAGTACCAATCCCTACATTCTGTGATGCATCTATAGTGACAGCATTTGTGCTTGCTGTTTGTAAATTAAGAATACCAGTAGCATCAGCAGTGGTTATTACGCCACCAGCACCACTTGTCGAAGCATTTATTGAAGCCATCTATTTCTCCTATAATACAACCCAACGTGCACCACTAGGAACTGTGACTACCACGCCAGAATTAATTGTTATTGGTCCAGTGCTCATCGCATTTTTACCACTTGATATTGTATAACTTGTTGTGACAGTTTGGTCATTTTCTACAAAAACTTCATCTCCACCACCACCAGTAGCACCACCACCAATAGAGCCCCATGATGATCCATAACCTTCAAAAGTGTTTGTGGTTACATTGTAGCGAATCATACCAGCTTGTGGCGAACCTGGTTGCTCTCCTGTAGTGCCTGAAGGCATAGTCACTGCACCATTGCTACTAAAGACTAAATCAGAGCTAATCGTTGTAATGTTTGCTATGTTGGCTGTGACATTACCTGTAAATGTTGATGTGCCTGTAACTGCTAAGTTTCCACTTAGTGTTAAGTTAGTGATGATTTCAGCACCACCACTAGGATCATTCATGACTTGGAAATTAGTGCCATCGTACTGAACATCCACAATAGCATTGGCTAAAATAGTGTTAGCTGGAATTGCAGAACCATCAGAAAGTCTAACTGAACCAGAGCCAATAGAAACACTATTGACTTGCACATTGAGTGTGGATGCACCTGTATTAGTATTAGCTGCTTTGAATTGTAATCTTAAGCCAGCTATAAGAGATGAGGTAACAATGCTTGTAGGGTAGTTTGCAATATAAGCATTGACTGCACCTGTATCTATAACATAGTTAGAATAAGTTGCTAAATCATTGGTGGCATTGGCAAGCGCATTGAAGTCTTGATCCAAATAAGACAATGGAATAGCACTGGTGCTTGTTGCAAAGGTATTTGGTATATTGACTGGTTTTGCCATGTTATTAGAACCTTGCCCTTAATTCATGTTCATATTCAAATCCGTTAATCGTAAATCCTGGTGAAGTTGATGTTACTGTCATACCAAGATACTTGCCGTATTGCTGTGCATCTGTCTTATATAGATTATACCCAACTGTACCCCATTGTACTATATTGCTTGAATTATTCAACCATGAAATCGTAGAATTTGAATTATTTACCCAAGTTACAAAAGAGGAAAGTGTATAAACTGGGCTTGATCTATTTTCATTATCTACAGTCATGTTAAAGATAAATGGATAGTTGTTGGAAGCTGTAGCTTCTATGCCCACTTTTAGTGCTTGTTTATCTCGTATTGGATCACCCATAGCATGAAGGGCTGTAGCTGCTGTGGTTGCAATGGTAGCTGATACATTAGAATATAATTTAAATAAATCTGTACCTGTTGTGCCATAGACAATAGCTTGACCACCAATAGGTAAAGCTGTGGTATGTTTTAAAGCTCCTTGAGAAGATACAAACCATTTCTTTTCAAAGAAAATCATTTGAATAAAGCGACCAGAAACACTATCTCCTGTATATCTTACATTAAATAATGCACATAAGGTATTGTTTAATAATACTTGTCCAGCAGTAATATCAAAATTATAGTCAATGTTTTCAACCACTTCATCTAGTGCATCTGATAATTTAGAGGTGGTAGAACCTACAAGGGCATACACACCATAGTCATTCATAAATAATACTGATCTAAAGTATGGGAATATGGCATAAGGTAGCTTAGTACCTACAGAAGCCGATACGTTAGTGTTAGTAAATAAGGTAGTTCCAGCTGTGGTTACCCTTACATCTGAGAATACGTTGATGGAATCTTCACCAAAGATGTATAAAAAGTTGTTAGCAGAGAGCAAATTAACAATGTTACTTCTTAAAGTAGCATCTGTTAGGGAAACGGTACCTGCAGAAACGCTAGTAAAGTCTGAATATGAGCCTGCACCACTATAATAAACATTACGACCAGCAGCAATCCATACTCGACCACTAAAGGATTGAACCCCTGTGTTGTCATCTAGGTTAATAATAGCTTTGGCTGTAGCATTAGAGCCTCCACCGCCTGTAATAGTCACTGTAATGTTAGACGCATTAGTGTATCCAGAGCCAGGATTAGTCATAACAGCTTGTACTACTTGACCACCTGAGATAATACCTTTAACTGTAGCATTAGCACCACCACCTCCAGAGATAGTGACACTTAGATTAGAAGCATTTGTATAACCAACACCCCCACCTGTAATAAGCACTGATACAGTGCCTTTTTGAAAAGTAACTAAACTTGCAACTGCGTTAGCGCCAGAACCACCTCCACCGGTAAAAGTAACAGTAGGAGGACTTGTATAACCAGAACCTGCTTCAGTTAAAATAACTGCATTAATAGTACCAGTTGCAATTGTAGAATTGGCAGTAGCAGACGCCCCACCTCCACCTGTGATGGTGACAGAAGGAGCTGTGGTATAACCTGAACCAGAATTAGTGACTGTAATTAAAACAACTGTATTAGATAGGGTAGTTGCTACGGCTGTAGCTTGAGTGCCACCAGGTAAATTAGGTGCACCAATAGCAACATCAGGCACAGAGGTATAACCAGAACCTACATTGGTTACTGAAACAAATTTAACGCCACCTGAGCCTTCGGTGATTGTACATACTGCAGTAGCTTGAACACCATTAGCATCATTAGGTGCACTAATAATAACAGCAGGCGCTTCTGTATATCCTGCACCACCAGACACTAAACCAATAAAACCTACTGAGCCTACAAAAACTAAATTAGTACCATTCCAAGTGTAGTATCCTTTTGCTGGATCAAGGATAAGTGCACGCTCACTTTTCCATTGTGATACACGCATACCACTATTAGAGAATGTACTTGTAACAGCTACATTACCTTTTGTATTAGTAGCTAAATCTACATATTCACATCGACCATCAGCTTGAAATGCTAAAGCATAATCTTTGTTATTAATATTAACTGAAAAAAGTTGAGTAACAGTGTTACCAAAGGCAACAGATTGATTATCTGAATTAGGAAGAGCTCTTAAGTTACCATAGCCCAAAGGCATGAGGTTTTCAAGCCATGAGAATTCTGTCTCTTCAATCGAAGTACGATTGCTTTTACTATTGATACCCTTAAACTGTTTGGTAACAAGATACGACTTTTTCTGTTCAACTGCTGCCATAGTTTATAAAGTCGAGTAAGGGTCAGGAATTCGTCTAGTAAATACGCTATTAAGCACAGCTTGTGCTTGTTTAATATATTCTTGTTTAAATATTTCAGCTTCACCAAAAGACTGTTCTTTGTACTTAGCTTTGTAAGCTGCATAGAAAGCTACAGGTGAAGTATATGGACTATTAATTGTGTCTTGATCTGTACCGGCTACTAATGGTGAAGGCAATACAGTAGTATCAATTTCTAATTGATAAATTTGATCTGGCACAGGAGAAATAAATATTTGTGATTGTCCATAGACTGTAAATGAAATAGGTCTGCCAATATAGTTTTGCCAAAAACGCAACTCTGCGTTAAATTGTGTCCATGGCATATATCTCATAGGTACTCGTGTATTTCCCCAATAGAGATTGATATTTAAAACATCAAGGGTTTGTATGCCTTGAGGTAGAGAAGCATAGTAAATGTTTTCACAATTACCTACATAAGTTAATCCTGCAGTTCCATTTAGGAATTGTGTAGTAGGAGGATAGTTATAATTAGCAGCAGGATAAGCAGGGGGTTCAGTGCCTGTTGTACCAGCTTGGGTAACTTGATATATGAAGATGTTAGAAAAAACAAAACTATTGAGAGTAAGAGCAGTACTAGCAGCCCATGCTGTAGGATTAAGAGGGGGTGCTCCACTAACAGTGTCAGTTGATCTAACTTTTAAAGGTGTTTGTGAAATCTGGACTATTCTTAAACATCCAGTGTCTCTAACTAAACGCTCTCTAGCGTCATTGATATAGTCTGTAAGCTCAGTATCAGTATAGAAGTTGCCATTAGCATCATGCAAAAGTCGTCTGACTTCTGTAATATATCCTGATAGTGTCTGAGACATTTAAACTCCATACAATAATATATTGTTATCCAGCCACTTGGATTTTTTCCTTCTCACGCTTCAAAGGCATAACCTTATTCTCATGAGAAGGTAATTCATCCACCACTGGGGATAACAAGTGGTTGTGTTTAGGTGGTTGGTCTGAAATGACAAATTGTTCTAATTTCTTTAGACCTTTTTCGATGTCATTCCTTGTTTGAATGAAACCAAGTCTCACCATGTATTCTTCTTTATTTGAATCTAAATAACCAAATATGTGACGAGCAGCCTTTTCGGTAATTTCTACAGTTTTTCCTTTAGGGAACTGTATGGTCTTAAATTCAAAATCGAATTCAAGTAAATTATCAGACTTATTCGTCACATACAAGGTTGACATTTCTATAATTCTACAACGTCACCAAAAACAGTAATATCGCAAGTACCATTGGTTACAGCAGTATTAACTAACAAAAATAAGGCTGGAGCTGTGTAAACAGTTGTAGCTGTTGCAGCTTTTAAACCTAAATCTTGATAAGTAGTTGTGCTAGACACATTGGCTAAAACTACGTTATTGGAAACTGCGTTCGAAGTATTCCCATCATTGCTAGTGAGAATAGCAACGTTCGCAGTTGCAATAGTTGCATTTGCGTTAGCTACAGTAATTTGACGAACAATGTAATGAGTACCAGATGTAATAGGTATAGTTACTACAGCATTACCAGTTGCATTTAATGATGCACCTTGTGCTTTGCCTAGAGCAATACCATTAAAACGATCTGGGTATAATGCACCTACATGATTCGCAATCATACCGTCTCCTTAAGCGTAAGTTTCACTAACAGCTTCACCGCCATTAGTTGCTAATAATGTTACTGATGTGTTTGCTGATGCTGCCACCGCAAATACATTTTGACCGTCAGAAATAATAACGCCACCAGTGTTGTTAGCTAAAAGCGTAGCAGCACTAGAGCCATTATTTGCTGTCACAGTTACGTTAGCTGTTGGGTACATTAAGTACACACCAGCTGGAATAACTGTACCAGGTGTTGTCACGGCTGTAACAGTTGTTGTTTGAAAGTAGGCACCTGCAGTGTTAGTGTTAGTACCTGAAACTAAAATCTTATTGGTTGCTAATGACATAACTTATTCTCCTTAAATTGTTAATGAGTTATATCCAGTAACCTTAGTCATGGATTTTGGTTTAGTATTCACTAACTCAGCAATAGTTAGCACCGCACCTACATAACCGATTTGCCAGTTAGGTAGAGTTGATTCAAAACCTGTAAACACAAATGAACCTTGGTCATGGATATATAATGAGAGGTAATTTGTATTGAGGAAGTAAACCGTACCTTCTGGGCAATATGGGTCTGGATAAATTGGCACACCAGCTACCATCAATGCACGGAAAGCTGCTTGAGGACCGTTTGCTTCACCATCAAAGCCTGAACCTGGAGTAATTACATATTGCTCTTGACCAACGTAGTCTTGAGCTAATAATGTCCAAGTACCAAAGCCGCACACACCAAAGCTAGGCACTTCAGCAGAGTTTTTAACTGTGCCAGAAATGTATTGCAAGATGTTTTGACGGGTTGGGTTGACACCACCTGCTGCATATTGTTTTGATTGCCACCAAGTATATGTAGCACGGTCAATATTACCGTAAGTACCACTTGATGAAACAGCTGCAGGTAACCCTGTAAATTGTTGAGTATTAGTACTGTTGTTGTACAAGCTTGTTGCCATAGCATCCATCATAACGTTGGTTGCATCATTCATTCTAGCTTCAATCAAAGGAATGACTGCGGCATCTTGTTGAACTGCACCTTCCATACCTAGGAATGGAACTGGAGCAATCATCAACTTTAAGTTGAACTCAGCATTGTATGCGCCTTGTTGAACTGAAGGTTGATTGAATGAGCCAGAATAGTCTGACCATTGTGCGTTCACAAATTGTGAGCCTTGTACAGGCACAGTTACTGAAGAAACACCACCAGATGCTTGTTGACTGTTTGCAATCAACGCCGCCATCAATGGGGTGCTGTTATAAAGTTGTACGACTAGCTTCGGGATAAACGCTCTACGAGTGACGTAAGTCAACTCCGTTAATTGTGTTGAACCTGAAGCCGGAAGAATACCACCACCTATAGCCATAGCTTATCTCCGTTTTTAAAAAAAATTAATCCCCGTTACTATTAAAGACCAATGGGTTTAGGAGATTTCCTAAGCTCATTAAGCGCTTTAAATGCTTCATCCCTTGCAGCTGCCACAGGATTTTTCTGAAATTTAGAAA